GATTCGGAAATCTCGCAAACCCCTTATTTATATAGTGCGTCAGTGGATTTGCTGAATTTTCCTACGGAAAATTTACCTCCAGTGACGCACTTTGTCAAGACGCAGGTCTTAAAAAGAGTTCGCCAAAGCGAACACTCTCTTTTTTTGAGACGACCAGCAGCTCCACTGTCCCGCCTTCCTTCGCTGGCGCGAAGGCGGGCCAGAGGCGCAGCTTTGCGTCCTAACGCCAGCTGGCGGGGTTGGCAGAGTTTACGGGAGTTGGTCCACAATGGCTAAAAAAGCAAAACCCAAGTCGGATAAGGCTAAAGCAGCGATGGCTAATCGCGGCACGTTTGAAAGCAAGCACACTGACTATGGCAAGCCGATCCACTACAAAGTCGCAGCGGCGGTCGAGCCGTTCACCTTCGCGTCGGCAGCGGCCAGCAAGGTGTGGGGTGATACGTTGGTCAATTGTGTGCCGCCAGCATACGCGCTGAGATACCGTGAGCTTCGTGGCGATCTGGAAGCCGCGATGGTTGCAAATGATTACACGCTGTGCGTTGATCTGGCCACAAGCCTAATTAAGGCGCTCAAGATGATGAACCTGAAGGCAAGGCAGGATGGCCATGAGCCCCCAAAGGTTGACGGGCATATCTGCGAGTGGGGCGGCAAGATATATTGCTTCCTCGCCAGCGGCGATATAAGCGCCGTCAGACGCGCAAACCCAAATTGGGCTGTGTACCACATATCTGACGTTTGTGCCGTCCTGAGCGTCCGTACAGACGAACTGATGGCCGCTGTGGTCAATGAGTTCCCAAAAGCTAAGATCACAGCGGTCAGAATGTACGACGATGAAATTAACTTTGAACCAAGCGGAGAGTAAAATGACAGACAACGTAAGAACACAAGTGCTGAAGGAAGCATCGCAACTCATCAACGGTGAACGGGCGAGGCACTACGGTGAGCCAAGTGAGAACTTCGGTTGCACTGCTACATTGTGGCAGGCGTATCTAGGATATCCAATCAGCGCGTCTGATGTTTGTCACATGATGGCGCTGCTAAAAATAGCCAGGTTACGCAACGGTAGCCACAGAGATTCATCAGTGGATTGCGCTGGCTACATGGCCCTCGGCGCTGAGTGCGACGAAGGTGAGTAGACTTTGTGGTCAATGTGTGATAAGTGGGTCGGAGTATGATCCTCCCAGACATGCTTTCATGGCAACTAAACCCCTGCTTTTTAGCGGGGGTTCTTTTTTGCTTTGTTTGGTCGTAAGGTCGCCCAAGCAGGGAAGGTTGAGCTATGTCAAGTGAAGTGTTTGTTATATCCAGAGGTATGGAGATCGACGCCGATATCATTGATGCCGTCTTTGACTTTATGGATGAGTGCCATGATGAGGGTTACAACGCCGCTCAGATCATGGTTGCCATGCTCTGCGTGGTTCAGATGATACAGGAGTCCGCAAGCACCTCGCAATCTATTCACTGATCGTGTATGATATTGGTGAGCTTTTCCATCGGAGTTGAGCTTTTCCATCGCAGGGGGTCCAATGTCTATTCGCTTCTCAATCAAGGCCGACACCGACCAGATGCGCAAAAAGCTGGACAACCTGGCGCGGCGTCAGATCCCCTTTGCGGTTGCCAGGGCAGTCACGCAAACAGCGGTGAAGGTGCGGAACGAGGACATCACCCGCGAATACATGCGCACGTTTGAGGCGCGAAACTTATCTTTCATCATGGCGGTTCACCGGGTGTACGGCGCCAACGCATCGTTCACCAAGCGCACAGGGGTGGCTGTGGCGTCCATTCAGCCTGTTGATGACCCAGTGCCGACGGGGACAACCCAGTCCGCTGCCGGTGAAAAGCAAGGCCCAAGAAAAACAATAGCTGGCACGCAGTTCATGAAGCGCCATGTCAAGGGTGGGGTCAAGACATCTGGGCGGACAAAGCTGGCCATCCCCATCAGCGGCGCGAATATAAAGCGTCGGCAAGGGTCTGGTCCTATGGCTGGACGTATCACTGAGGCTTCTAAGCCAAAGCAAGTGCTGGCGCGCAAGAATACTTTTTATGGAACTAGCAAGCGCACTGGTAAGAGCATGATTATGCAGCGCACTGGCAGCAAGAAAAACACAAAGATAAAGGCGCTTTACACCTTATCCTCAAGCGCAAATATCAAGCGCGTTTATGATCCCCTGCCAGCGGCCAAGCGCGGCATCGCGCGAACTTTCCCCAGCCTTTTCCGCAAATCTTTTGTCGGCGCGCTGCGCACCGCGAAAATTCGCGGCTGAACTTTTCCCTCGGTAGGGTGAGCTTTTCCACTGGTGAGCTTTTCCCTCGGTAGGGTGAGCTTTTCCCTCGGTGGGGGGTATTTCAAAGCAGTCTAGATTTCAAAGCAGTCTAGATTTTAGAGCGGTCTAGATTTTAGACCGCTCTGGATTTTAGAGCAGTCTGGATTTTAGAGCGGTCTAGATTTTAGAGCAGTCTGGATTTTAGAGCAGTCTAGATTTTAGAGCGGTCTAGATTTTAGAGCGGTCTAGATTTTAGAGCAGTCTGGATTTTAGAGCAGTCTAGATTTAACGCCAAAAATAAATTGTCGAAATAGCATTTTTTTCTTGCGTATATATATAGCCAATATTAAAAGAATATATACATAGTAGAAAGAGGAAAAAAACAATGTGCAAAGAATGTAGAACTTACCCGCAAATGGCCGCCATGGGCGCGATTGATTGCCATTATAAAATAGCAGGCGAATTCGTGGCCGGTATCGTCGGCGTTATGTTATTTGCCGCGCTTGTCTTTTATGCGCCCGCGCTTATGGCAACGGAATTCTGGACCGATACATGCGGCTATGGCGTTTTTAACAATTGGTTTGAGGTTGGATACTATTTCCAATCGTCACCAAACGCGCTTTGCGACGCTGCGCAAATTCAATCGCAATCAATCACAAAATAAACAGAACAAGTAAAAGAGGAAGCAAAACAATGAAAAGAGAACAAATAGTGTGGATGGATAAAGAGCAAATTGCCGCCATGATTGAACTAATAAAAAATGATATTGATCTATCAAGCTTTGATATTCCAGATTTTGATGACGTTGAATTGATGACGGCATACAAAATGCGCGCCGAATTGTTGGCAATGTTTAAGCAAGAATTAAGAAAATAAGGGGAAAGATCATGGAATATACAAATAAAGCAAAATTCATAGCGGACCTGGAAAGCAAGAAAATTCCCGGCGTTATCCTGTGGCGCGGCGCGAGTGCAATTGATGGCACGCCAATTGTATTGGTGGCAAATCGTTTTGACGCTAAAAGCGGGAACGAAAAAACCGGGGCAATGGTCCAGACTTGGATATTGCCGGACCCGCATGCGGCCGGGATTGAATGCACCGGGTCGCGCCCGGCGAAAATTATGGCTTGGCTAAAAGATACGGCCGCGCAATCAATTTGTGGTGATTGCCCGCATGCATGGCAATATAACGCCGCGACCGGGCAAAATGAAAAGGGGACATGTTATGTCCGAGAATATCAAGCGCCGGCCGCGACATTGGGCGGCGTATATCGCGGCGCCTATCCGATAGCGGGTATTGATTTTCCTACCGCTTGGATCGCCGATATTGGCGCGGGTCGCGATATACGCGCCGGGTCTTATGGCGACCCGGCCGCATGCGCGCCCGAAATTTGGGCGGCGTTTATGGAAAAATGCGCGGGCCGCACGGGATACACTCACGGCTGGAAAAGCGCGTTCCCGGCATTTAAACGGAATGCATGGCGTTTACGCAATTTGCTCATGGCGTCATGTGATAGCGCCGCCGATTTGCGCGCCGCCCGCGACGCCGGATATCGCGGTTTTTATGTTATCCCGCATGGCGCAATCAATACGCGCGCAGATATAAAATCGGGCGCAATTGTACCGGGCGCAATGGTATGTCCGGCGTCAAACGAATTTGAGACAATCACCGGGCGCGCGACATCATGTATTGATTGCGGCGCGTGCAGTGGCGCGGCCGGCAAGGGTTCGCGCATGCCAGATATTATCATAGCGGACCATAGCACGAAAAAGCGCGGCAATGCCGCAAAATTGGCGGCGTCATGTCCAGCGGCCGCAAATATGTTGGCAAATATGGGGGCATTGGCATGAATAACCAACTAATAAAAGAAAACATTCACGGCGAATTTGACGTGCTTATTGACCCGGTGACGAATTTTTGCGCAATCAAGCGCGGCGATGACATAGGGCCATTTTTCGACAATTGGAGTGATTGCGTTGATTGGGGGCAGGATACAAAATGCGGGCAATTGTCATTGCCAGATTATGACGTTGAGCCATTGGCGGGCTTGCAAGCCATATTTGCTCAAATGTATATCAGCAGATTAGAGGGGGCGGCATAATGGAAAAAACATGCAATCTTTGCGGCATTGCAATCATGTTGGCAATCATGGCGCTGATCTAAGCGCGCCGCCATAAACTAACATCAAGCCCGCCATTGCGCGGGCTTTTTGCTGTCCGCTTGCCTGCCAGCGCGCCCGCCCGCCATTTGCGCGGGCTTTTTGCTGCGCGCTTGCCTGCCAGCCCGCCCGCCATTTGCGCGGGCTTTTTGCTGCGCGCTTGCCTGCCAGCCCGCCCGCCATTTGCGCGGGCTTTTTGCTGCGCGCTTGCCGGTCCGCTTGCCAGCCCGCTTGCCGGTCCGCTTGCCAGCCCGCTTGCCGGTCCGCTTGCCAGCCCGCTTGCCAGCCCGCTTGCCAGCCCGCTTGCCAGCCCGCTTGCCGGTCCGCTTGCCGGTCCGCTTGCCGGTCCGCTTGCCGGTCCGCTTGCCAGGCGAAAATCGCGCCGCGCAAATATCGCCGCACGTTGCCCGAACCTATCGCGCTACCCCATAGGCCCGACGGATATTGCGGCAATGAGCGGCCCTAAAAAGGGGCCGTTTTTAGGCCGTTTTAAGCGTGTTTTGCATTATGAAAAGCACTTGCGCTCAAAACCTGCTTCCCCCCACTCAAAACGTCCAAAACGGGTCCTCCGGGCCTGTCAGCCTGCGGGTACGCGCGAGGCACGTTTGTTTTTTAGCGATAGAACTGTATATATGGAGGTGTCTGCGAAAGGATAGCACAAAATGTCTAGCGTGTCAGAATTAGCTGCGCATCTTCAAACAAGCACGAAAACCGTGCATGATATGATAAATAAGGGGATTATCACCAAGCAAGAGCGAGGAAAGTACGACATTGACCTGGCTCGCAAGGAATACATCCTGCATGTCCGCGAAATAGCCGCTGGCCGAGCGAAGGTTGGTGATCTTGACCTGCAAGAAGAGCGAGCGCGGCTGGCGAAAGAGCAAGCTGACTCCAAGGAAATGGAAAATGCTGTAGAGCGCGGCGATCTTGTGTATATTGAAAATGTAGCTAAACAGTTTGAGTTGCAGCTAACGAAGGTCCGAACCAAGTTGTTGGCTGTCCCGACGAAGGTTGCACCTGAAGCTCATATTGCTGCGACGGTCAAAGAGGTCCAGAGCTTGATCGAGGCTGAAATAGTAGAGGCACTGAATGAATTGGTCGGATACGACAAAGAAGCAGCAAGCGAAGAAACTTGATTCACGCCTGTCATCTGCGATTTCAAAGGCGTTAAAGCCGCCTCCAAAGCTGAACGTCAGTCAGTGGGCGGATAATTACCGCCAGCTATCAAGTGAAAGCTCTGCGGAGGCTGGCCGCTGGACAACATCGAGGGCGGAATACCAGCGCGGGATGATGGACGCAGTTTCCGATACTGATGTGGAAACGGTTGTGTTGATGACTGGCGCTCAGATCGGCAAGACTGAGCTTATCAACAATGTCGTTGGTTATCATATACATCAAGACCCGGCTCCAATGCTGGTTGTGCAGCCTACGCTGGAGATGGCGCAAACTTGGTCAAAGGACAGGCTTTCTCCAGCGATCAGGGATACGCCCGTTCTGTCGGAGAAGATCAAGAATCCGAGGTCGAGAGACAGCGGC